TTAATACTTTAGTTGGAATAAATGTATTCCCATCTGTCAATCCGTTATCTTCACTAACATAAAATTCTCCATCTTTAAAATTAAAATTGCAAGCCTCTGTGGAGGTTGCTCTCCACGCTCCAGCAACCCTATCATAATAAGCTCCTGCACTAATAACTCCAATATTGTCAGAAGTTCCAGTTAAATACATTCCTCCATCTGTATCTGAACTAGAAGATAAATGTAAAACTCCATCAGTTGCAGTTCCTTGAATATGAAATTGACTATCTGGACTATCTGTTCCAACCCCTACTCTCTTATTAGTATCATCCCAGAAGAAATTAGCATTATCCTGTGACAATACACCTGAAGCTCCTATGAATGGTATCGAGCCTGTAGTAAATGCTGGCATAGTTAAAGCTGTCTCTGTACTATTTAGAGTTAAGTCACCTGTAAGAGGACTATTAGTACAATCTAGTCTTAAATAATTATCATCTAACCATCCAACTGATCTGACGTTATCAATAGTACAGGGCATTTATTCCTCCTTAGACCTCTTAACATCTGTCCATATAATTCTCTCAACAGGGGTATTAATATATTGAATCTTAGGAACTTTCTTAACTTCCTCAATTAATTTATAATCTATTACACTCTCAAGTTTCTTCTTCATAACATCAAGCTCATTTAAAATCTTAGGTAATGTTTCCATAAGTTCTCGAACATTCTCCATATCTTTAATACTAGCAATAGTATATTCTTTTTCCTTAATAACAGGACGTTCATATGGTTTATCAATTAATATAGGCTTCTCACATTCCACCTCTTTAACCTTATACTTAATAGTATCTATACTCTTAATTATATATTTAATAGTATCTTCTTCTTTAACATCATACTTTATAGTAGGAATGACTTTAGTATTATATTTAATCTGCCTCTTAACCTCAGTCTCCCATTTAACCTGTTCCTTAAGAACCTCAACCAACGAAGGATACTCAATAGTAATCTTCTTCTTTATTACTTCTACGTCCTCAACAGTCAAAACCTTCTTTAATTTTTCCGTGTAAGTTTTTAACTTAGGTTTACTAACATTTCCTCCACCTGGACTAACACTCATAATCGCCTCCTCTATCTAATAACTTCAGTTATTGTATAAATGCTCATAGCTTCAGTAGCTGCATTCGTATAAATAAATCTTAATGATTCCTCAGGAGATACTAATTCCAATGTGGCAAAATCAAAATTAAGAGAATGAGCTCCCCCATGATTATTCACATCCGCAATTAATTCCTTAATAACAGTTCCTCCTGTTGCTGCAGTAGTATCCACGTGGGATAAGGAAAATGTATCTCCATTTCCAAACTCACTAGGAGTAATAGTAATTCCATTAACTGCAAAACTAGTCTTTGATGGAACAATTGCCATGACATAATTTCCAACAGCTGATGCCACAGACAACTCTTTCCCTAAGAAATAAACTCCACCAACTTTAACCTTCTTATGTATCGCCATCTTTCCTCCTCCTTATACTTTCTCAACAAAGAATAAAGTACAAACACCAGTGCCTGAACATGTTGCATTTAGACCTGAGGGAAATCTTATTGGGAGACTTGGTACTACAGAAACAGTATCTAGATTAGCTGTAGTCTTTAAGGTTAAAAACTTATTCACCCCAGCTAAAATATTAAGTGTTCCATCGCCTCCTGCTATACACGCTCCAATAAAATGTCCAGCAGTTGTACAAGCTATAAGTGTTGCATTTGCTGAATCTGTAGAAACATACGTACCTGCGTTTATCATTATATCCTCCTTATTTGTTCAATTTTTGAACATATGACTATCCTGGAAAACTAAATAATGGGTCTCCTGAACCCCCATATGGATCAGTCCATGGACTACCTGATACAGGATTAAGTGTATCACCAAATGGCATGGCTTCAGGTTCCCAGTCCACGGGATTTTCTACTCCTGTAGCATCTGACAATTGCCCTAGAAATCTCTGATACCACATCTTAGCATCTGCATATTCTTCCAATGCCATGTAGGTCTCAAGTACCCCTGCTGTTATTAACAACTGATCTTTGTCTAAAAACTCTGAAGCTACTGCACCATTAGCTAAGGCAGTAGCCCATGTACTATATCTAATCTCAAGGTCATATGCATCATCAGGGATTTTAAAAAACTCAATTTCTCTTTGATACCTGACATATAATATTGGTCTGGAGGTCGAGAAATTCTCAGGTCTAGGAAAAAACTTATCAAATTTTCTAGCTGTCCATCTAGTCAACTTTCTTGAGTTCTCTCCATCTATTATCTTCATAGACTCAATATCTTTAACCCTCGTGAGTCCTAGATTATTAGTTCCTGTAATCAAAGGATACCTTTTTGCAGATGCAACTGTCGCAGCTGTAGTAGATATAACATTTAATTCATCAAAGCTAAATGCTCTCGCAATCCTTTTCTGCCCGAAGTTTAAATAAGTAATTATTCTATCTTGTAAAAGTGCTCCTGATCTAGAAGAAGCCCCTAGGGCTTTACCAACTACATCAGCAACCTCAGTCACCATTTCACTACCTGTTAGTGCCATTAGCCACCCCCTGCCTTAATGCTTCCATGTATTCATTAGACAATGGTTTTATAACCACATCGCCTAAACCTTTTTTAGGGTCTAAGCCCAATCTAGTAAATGCTCCAATTGTTAAATCAAGTTGTCGTCCTGGAACTTTAGTACCTCTTTTATTCACACTATCTTTTAGTAATCTTTTTGCAGGACCTCGGTCCCTGACTTTCACCATAATAGCTTTTCCACTACTAGGATCCTTAACTTCAAGCACAGTACCAAGGGGATAGAACCACGAAGCTGCAGCCATTGCCTCTGGGTGGAAGGGTGACCCATCAGCAAAGGTTGAGTTTAAATGCTCTGCTTTTGGATTCACCCCATAAAAACTTGTTTTGACTTTAGTTTCTTCCATAATTCCATCCCCTTAATCCTTAGTTAAATCAATCCTATCGCTACAAAATTAACTGTACCTGGTGCGTCATTAGCCGCCGCTTCAATAGCTGAAGCAGCTAATGTAATATCACCCACAGCCGATGTAGCATGAAGAGCTGCAACTCCTCCACCTGAATCAAACTGCAAATCTGCTCCTGCAACGGCACTATCTACAGCAAGTGCAACCGCAGTTGGGGTGAAACATTCAAAAGCGCCTGTTGTCGCATCCCATCTCCATGTAAATCCAAGTTCACTAACTCCACCTATATCTACACTAATCAATCCATGTGGAAATAAAGCTGCAGTAGCATTAGTACTATTAATATCTTTGAAGTATCTAGTAATCGCTGTACATTCAATTAAGGTTGTGGCATAACTAGAAATTGTAACTTGACCAGCATATATACCAATACTCCTACTTATTCTCTCCGCATTCTTCATCGGACTTTTTACATCAATACTAAAAGCCATAATATTCCTCCTTTTGGTGTCGAACTCTCACCGTTTTCCCAAAAGCTAAACTTTCACAGGTTTCTCTACTGGAATAGCTAAGCCATCATGTTCATTCTTCTCATAGAAATTTAAATCATTTGCAACATCTTTCTTCAACTCTTTCTCTGCATTAGCCAACTTCTGAGTCATTAATGCCTCATGTCTCCTCATCTCCTCAGGAGTTAACACAACCATCTTATTTCCTTTTTTCTTACTATTCATCACTCCAAGTTGTACCCAAGCTGCATGATTATGCTGTGCCACACCTCTATGATTCAACCACACGTCAAAATGAGCATAAGGTTTAATCCCCTTATCCATGATTGAATCCATAAACCATGAATCAGTTGGAGCTTGAGTATTACATGTAAACCAAGGCTTCTTAATGTGCTTAAAGACCTTAGTCTTAATTAGAGTAAATCCAAATGGTATTAGATCAACAGGTTGAATTCCCTTTCTTTGATCAGGTGGTATCTCATATAATCTTGCAGGACCCTTAAGTACAGGTTGTTCTGAGACTTTAGTCTTGAGATCATATCGTCTAAATGCACACATGGAATGTGGGAAACCCGATGTATACATTATTCCTGAGATGACTTCTTTATCTGCATCAAGCAACTTCAATAAATCTTCTGCTGTTACATCATAGATATCATCATCCATTAGGAGTAAATGTGTACACCCACTATTTATAGCTAACTCAGCTAACATTTCCTCAGCCATGTGTACAGGCTTTCGATATATAAACTTATACCCAATATGAAACTTTCTCCCTTTAATTCTATGGAGCATGCAAGAAGTCCAGAAAGCTAGAAAGCTCTCGGCAAATTCATGTGTCCAAGATAATATTGGAACCCCGATTAATATTTTAGGAACCACCTCTTTCACTTTCTTCTCCTTTTTTACTCTAACCTTTTTCGCCTTATCCTTTTTCACTATCGCCATGATTGACTCCTTCTGTTTTAGTTCACGGGTGGGGGGCTTCAACTAGAAACCCCCCAGTCCATGTAATTATACCAATAATCTATGGTGCAACTTGTACAAAGCACAGAACACTATCTAAAGCTGAACCAGTTGCTAAAGCATAACCTAGAATTGCTACTCCAGCAGTTGTTTCAAGCATTCCTACACTTCCAACCATTATCGGGGCTCCTCTAGCAGGAACTCCAGCACTGCCGACTTGTACAGCAGTAGGTCCCCATGTCTGTAACCAAAAATAATCCGCACTGGTTACGGCTATAGGTGCAACACCCAAAGCTGGGTTAGTCTCATTTGTACCTATGTTAACATCACTATACATATTCTCACAAATTGATACCTTATCAGCTACATCAGCTGTTTGTGCAATTGGATCATATAATATTACTTCATAATCATCAGTTGCATCTGCTGCAGCATTGGATTTAACTCTATACAAATAACCTTTATTCGCATCTGTCCCTTGAGCTACATGAACATAACCCTCAGCAAATTGATTAATTGTAACTGCTGTACTCGCATACAAAGCTATAGTACGAGCTCCAACTACCCAATCAGTACCAATTGTTGCTTTTAGAAGCATTGCGTCTCCAACTTTCTGAGCACAAATTAATCCAGCTGCAATCGTATTAGCTGCTTTTGAATATCTAAAAACCCTATCGCCTACTACCTTTCGAGACCCAAGATCTGCTAACTTAACTGCCGATGATTTATATATCGACTGTCCACCCTGAGGTGCTACAGACTGATCTCCCCTCCAATTTTGCTTACCTTCATCAGATACTTCACCCTGATTTCTTACTGTTATATCTGCCATCTTATCCTCCTTCGGATTTTACTACCTCAAGGAACTCATTGGCTTGAGTCCCAGAGAATATAACTAAGCTGCTTGTGCTGTTAATACCCCATGGCATCTACGACAATCAACCCACTGTTGTCCACGTTGTACAATCTGAGTAACCATATCTTCATACTGATTAGGAATTGTCTTCCAAGGTCCCATGGTCATGTTAGCTGCAGGATCTATACTAAAACCAATATGTCTCCTATCGAGAAATCTAGTCTCTCCAGCTGGTGCTTTAGGACTCCACATCCAAATTCTACCCTTGAATGTTATATGATCTAGCCCTAAATCAACCGCTTCCTTATTAACTACACTAACCCTCTCAAGAGCTTCAGATTCACCTAGTTCATGAGTTGTCTGATCTGAGATCATAAGGTCAATTCTTCCATACCTATTACAAGTGTTCATGAGATTAGTCATATCACTTTCTCCATAGATTGAGAATGCACCTGAGCTAGTCTTTTGCTGGTTCCTCCAATAATAATTACCATTTGAATCAACCGCAGTAGATTGGTTAATTCCATGAATGGTGGCACTAGAACTTGGTGAGTTATCTACAAGATACTGAAGACCATTATAGTCATCAACTGTAGAACCACCTGTATCTGCCCATAGAGCGTCTTCAACCTTCTCCATTAGGGTATCCTTAACCGTATCTATTTTAGAAGTCATGAGTTTAATATGTCTCGTCATGTTCCCACCATTAACCATATCATCAACCCAATATCTTACAACCTGGTCTCCAAGATTCTTCCAAGTATCATAAGCTATTGTCAATGGATCAAGGTCTGTAATGGTAAATGTAGCACCCTTTCCAAAGAACTTAGCGGTGGTTGATTTCTTTATCCTCAATGGTATTTCTAATCTCCTACCATCTGTTGCTTCCATCTTAATCATACCTTTAGACTGGTATAACTTAAGTAGTCGATTTTCCTCAAATATCTGGTCAATCGTACCCGCACGCCTTTTAGCCCACGTAGCTGTATACATAGAATTCAAATACTCTGTAAGCGTTGTCATTGTCTATCCTCCTTAATTCATTATGCCGAGGGTAGAGGTCCTAACTTTTCCATTACCTCTTTAACTGCTTCGTTCGTGGCTTCAACTGCACTCTTCTTTTTATCAGTATCAAATGATTCAGATGCCCCACCTGGCTTCTCACTCCACATACCTGACTGGGTTTTCTTTTCTTCCTTAGTAGTTCCAGGAAGTCCTTTTACATAAGCCTTAGCATTATCATAGAGTTCTTGTAAACTCTCATTTGCATGCTTAGGATCAGTAGACAGCCCGTACATAATTGGGCGGAATTTATCATAGTCATCATGTGCTTTAGCAAACCTCTCAACCTCATTCTTAGTAGCTGATTTCTTTTCATTATCAATTCCTTGTTTGAGGTCTTGAAAATCTTTAGTTAGTGCTTCTTTAGCATTCTTAGTAGCTAACTCTAATATCTGCTTAGGAGTTAATTTAGCAAGTTCATCATCCGATGGTAATTCAACTTTCTTATCCTCTGGCTTATTATCTCCTGAAGTCTTTAGAAAATTTAAATAATCATCAGATAGAACCTCTGATCGAACATCATCTAACTCTTTAGTAGTACCAGTTAACTTCTCTTGAAGTGCGTCAAATTCAACCTTCGAAACAGTTTCCCCAGCTTCATTGTCATCATCGCCTTTGACCTTATCTCCATCGCCTCCGTCATTCCACCTGGCATTAATACCAAGTAGCTTTACTCCATCTTTAAATTCATTACTTTTTTTCATCGCTTTTTCCTCCTTGATTTCGCCTTGTCGTATCCACTACATCATGTCTACGAGTCCTATAGGCTTTTGCTGTTGAGTTCATCGCCGCCTGTAATATTCTACCATTCCAAAAACCAGTAAATGAAATTGTCGGTCTCTTTCCTGGGAGCATTTCTATAAACAGGGTTTTCGCTTCTTGGTCTCTTTCAACCAATGATCCTTGTAAAGCGTTAGTATTCGTCTCACTCATTTTAACTCCTTTTTAATATCATCTCTCATTATGAGTCCCCTTTTATCCAGTGCATTTCTAAATTCTGTTTTGTCCTTAGTGTGAACTGGCTTATCACCAATTCCAAAATGCCAACCAGCATAACCTTTATTAGCATTCTTTCTCTCTGTCTTTCTCTCCCGTAACTCACGGTGTCTATTCTTACTTGCAAGCCAAGTATCATATGCCACGTTATCTAAATCATATTTCCCCATTTTATCCTCCGATATTAGGTTGTCCACTGGGTAACTGAGTTTTTTGTCTCAGCTCGTTCATTGATATTGCTTTCTCAGGACTTCTGCCAGGTTCATCACTTGGGAAGAGCATACTCGCATCCAACCAATCGAATTGGCGAGCATACTGCTGGATTAAATACTGTTGATTCACCCCAGGTGTTTGGCTTAAATTCTGTATGACTTCTTTAGCTTCCTCCTTTCTAGTACCTTGATCCATGGGTAAAGTTTCCTCAGGATTTATTTTATACTTAACATCAGCTGCTATCTCAGGTCCTGTAAATCTTACCCAATATTTTTTACCATCTGGACCAACTATATCCACAATTCTTTCTTCAGTCCAGGTCTTAAATATTATATGATTTGTTTTACGGATTACATTGACTAAGGTATCCGCCATCAAATCCCTTCTCTCATCAATCCTAATAACACTAGCTTTATTTACGATGGAGGCTTCAGTCGCACTCCGTCTCCCACTTGGGGCTTCAAATGACCCCTGCTGGTTTCTAGAAAATCCTATTATCTCACGAACGTCTTCCCTGACCTCACGAGCAGCTGCGGCGAAATCTGGTGGTACGTGGGATTGCAACATAGCAACCGCCTTTCTTATGTCTCCACCAGCTCCCGCGTCTACGAATGCTGCAGCTTTAACATCCCCATCTAATAATTTATCAAGCTCTTCTTTCTTCATCATTCCTTTATCCACAAGCATCTTTAATATAGCAACCTTTCTATGCTTAGTTGCCATGGTACGAATATCATTAAGTTCTATTTGCTGAGGTGCTATTAATCGAGCATCAGGTATTCCCCAAAAATATTCGGGATCATCATTAAATATAAGGACTTCAGTTGGGAGTCCATCGAGTTGGAGATGATCCTCATCCTTCCTCAAGAACTTATTATGTCCGAGGGATAGAGCTAATACTCCTTTAGTCTTCTTATCATGTATCTCCCAAATCTCAACCCATTCTTCAGCCCCTTCAACATTACCATAGTTTGAGGTGCCTTCAGGTTTAGATTCCGAATTCCCCTCGAGTTTATTGTTGAAACCACCTTTTAAATTCTTCGTATTAATATACTTCTTATCAGCTTTAACATCAGATAGTAATCTCATCTTCCTCATGGCGAACCAAGGGGCTTCTTCAAAGTCCTTAACTCCCCATGGGATAACCCAGTCCAAAGGATTACAGGACTTAAACCATGGCATTCCAGGTCTGATAGCATCATCATATTCAATCTTATTCCCCTTGGCATCAAATGATGTTAGAGTCTGATCATTCTCTCCTGTTGCATGAGCTGGATCAAATCCCCATTCACTATCATAACCGAAGACTCCAGGTGCTGTGCCACAGAGGAAAGCATTTAGAATCATTGATTTGAATTCCTTCTTGATCATGAGTTCTCGAATTAGATAATTATCCACCTGTTCAATGACCCAAGCGTTAGGAGCAAACCCAGGATACGTTGGTACAATCCCCACCCTCATATCACGAAAATAAATTTGGGAGGTTAGGGAATGAGCAATTGAAGATATTATATTTACAGGAACAACTTGCTTTTGCCAGAATCCTCTATACATATTCTTGTATAGGCTCCATGCCCCACTTTGTCCAAAGAGCTGGCGATATCTAATTCCACTTAAGATTGCACCTTTCCATCTCTCGAGTTCAGACGTTCCTTTGGCTATATTATTATCTCCTGGTATTGATATTGAATGCGACATCTATTCTCCTAATTTAATAGCCATGAGCAGCTTTCGCCCTAGCTTGATTTTCTTCCATGGTGGCTGGGGGATGAATCCCCTCTTTCTTAAGCCTTAACCATTTCATATCCATTATCCTAGTCTTCTTATCCACTATAACCTTTTTCTTATTCTTAAATTTACTCATGACAATAACCTTTCCATATGTTCAAATATTGAACTTACTCAAACCCGTTACAGAAGGGGTCACTTACTTCTGAAAGCATTATTCTCTCATGATAAGGGTCTAGCTCAACCCCAGCTTTTGAAGCCCCTTCTTTCCTTTTCTTCCAAAGGGATTCAAGGAGATCATCCATTGTACCTAAGGAACTAACGTCAAACCTATCTTTAGGATTAATTAGAGATACTGGATCTCCAGGTCTAGCTATTCTTATCTGATAGCCTACTGTATCTAATATATCTTTTAAGCTTACATCTGATCCAGGACAATAATCAATATACTCATCAATGAATTCCCTATGTTCTTTCCTACAATGAAGAGCGTAGTTTGAAGCTATAGGTTCAATTGCCATTATCCTCATGTCCTTAGATTCATTCCCCTCAGGCTTAATAGCAGTAATTGTCATCCATGGAAGAGGTACTTTAACATTATCTCCATTTAGTATATATCCATTCTGCATCGCCCTTCGGGCAAAATGACCTAGGGCTTTTTGATAATATACTTCCTCAACTCCAATTCTCTCAGGCTTAAACATATTCCAATGCTTAGCCATTAGTTCAATTACTTTACTAGGGTCAAATCGTCCTCTGTCATAGGCTAAGATCCACATGTGATTATTTGAATCCCATCCACAGGTCATGATTACAGCTTTAGAATGCTTAACCCTTTTCTTCCCTCCCCAGCCAGCGAGGTCAACCGTGGTGAATATTCTCATGTCCTTAGGGCATTGGGCTAAAGTCTCATAGAACTGAAGCCACTCTTCTTTGAATAACATGTCCTCAGGAGCCGTAGGCTTCAAGAGGTATTGAGTAGCGAACATGTATGGTCCCTGGGCATGTGCAATCGTCTCCAACTGTTCTATGTCATAACATCCAGCCCAAGTTGGAGAACACTCATACCATGGAAGCCCTTCCTTAAGTTCATCTAGATTAACAGCCCCTCTGATAAATTTAACATAGGAGGGTTCATTCTTCCAGATATAGTCAACTAAATCCTTCTTAGCCCACCTCGTCCCTGTGTTATGTATTCGAGTATGCTTCCCAGGCACTAGCAATGAAGTACATAGTTTATGCCAACCAATGGCTTTGTCAATATCATCTTGATTCGGTTGAAGCTCTTGTCCTGAGAAATCATCTTTATTAGCATAGATTAAATCGTCTTCTATTATTAGATCATAATGCCTAGAGGTCGACGCCCCTCCAATCCCAGCAGCTTCAAAGGTTGACTCCGTAGATTCTTCGGTCCTCCTAATACAAGCACTTTGATTAGACCATCTAGTCTTATTAAAGTTCTCAGGAATGACCTCAGGGAAGAATATTTGAAGGGCTTGGTTACTCTCATAAGTCTTACGGATTAAACTAATCATCTTCTCAGCATTTGATATAACATAGGATGCTATTAACACCCTTAGATTAGGACCGAGGTTCCAGAACTTATCGTCAAATGATGCCCCAGGGGGAAGTTCATCTTCTTCTGTCCTAGGAAGGGTAACCCATATTGGATAAGCTATAGTCCCTATCCAAGTTTTAACAAATGATCTCGGCATAGTAGCTTGTTTTCTTCCAGCTGAGGATTCAAGAAATCGACAGTAATCTCCATGAGGAGACTCTTCAATATCATCATACCCCATTACTCCAGTTGCAAAACAGAAAAAGTTACGAAGAAATTTTTTCCGTAATTGTAACCTTTGTTCCTCTGTCATTTTTGCTAGATTCATCATAATCCATCACCCTATTTAACCTATCACTCAATTTTTCACTTATAGTTACTGAGACCTCTTTTTCTTCATGTTTATCCAATCCAGCCCGTTTATACAATTCCTTAGTAGCTGCGAGCTTGGAGAAATCATTCTTACTCTCTTCAGCAAGTTCCACTAACCCACGAGTCAAGCTAACCACGCTATCCCGAGCCACTTGCTTAACTTGCTCTCCAGTTATATCATCAACACTCTTACTCACGAGTTGACTTCTCATCTTATTCCATAGCTCATCTTTTCTCTCTTTATACAATGGACTATTTCGAATAATAGAAACTCGAGCGGGGGTTAATCCAACCTCCTCAGCAATCTTATTCCCATTATATCCAGCTATATCACGGAGAAGTATATTCTGAATATTAGATGAATCATTCTTAGGTTCCTGTTTCAACGTCTGTATTGATTTTAAAAATCTTGGTTTCATGAGTTCCTCTCCTTCAATCAGCCCTTAGTCAACCCATACGAAGGATCAACTAAGGACTAAAGTAAAAAACACCAGTCGTCTTAGAGCATGACTCTAAGCTTACCAGTGTTTAGCTAAACATCATCCACTTGATCAGAGTGAACGTAGATTTCTCCATAGGGGGTACAGGATATTAAGTGTTCAAACTTTGAAATAAATGGGCGTTCAAATGTAAGTCCTTTATTTATACCACTTTATGATTATAATATAGTATACCATATATCTCAGGGAAAGTCAAGGAAATTGAACAAACGTAAACCCTTATAAATAAAGGACTTAGGCGAAAACCCTAAAAAATATTTCGCGTTTGAAATTGACACTTATGTATAATGCGGAAGCCTTGGGGGGGTAGGGTAGGGGTAGAAGGCTAGATATATATATCATATTTTGATAGGGGTATGGTATCAAACATGAGCCTGCAAGCCTTATGAATAAAGGCGCATAAGATATTCTAAAACGCCCATGGTTATTGGCTCATACTCATAGCCTAATGACACAAGCTTGCTCTTATTCCCCTATCCATACCCATACCAGTTTAAGTCTAATGTTCATACCCTATTTTCTATATCCTGTATTTCATAAGTTCAAAATTTATTTTAAAATATAACTAAGTTTTTAGGTTTCGTACGCTAGAGAGGTAGCTATCACTCACTAATCACGTGTTAAGTATTTTTAAATAAGGGTTGACAATATGCCCTGATGTGCTATACTTATTCTAGACATTAAGAGGTAGTTAGCTTGATGTTGAGACAATGTTCTTTGACATATCCTATACACGTCTTAAAATAAAGGGAGTGTAAATTATGCAAATTATACCAATGATTATAAGATATAATATTAAGGCTGGATATAGTGCGGAAACAGTTGTCGAGGGTATAGCAACTGCCAATGTAGTTAGTCTTACAAAGGACCTGAAGTTAGCAGAAACCTTTGATGAGATGATAGAACAGCTTGGGGAAGATAAGGTTTATTCTCTAGCCTTGAGACAATATAAGGTTGATTTTGGAAATAATGAGAGAGCTAAATTACAGGCTGTTAATAAGCATTCGTCTGTTAAGGTTATGACAGAGGAGGAGAAGGCTGTCAAAAAGCAAGAGAGAGCGGAAAATAAGGCTCTTGTTGGGTTGTTGAAATCTAAAGGCTTGACGCTTGAAGATATAGAAAATATGTAACTGGGGATAGGATTTAGTTTGTGTATAGGATATGAGGGAAAGCCCGTCAGCATGTTGTTGGCGGGCTTTTTTTGTGCTTACTTCCTTATATATAGTGGGAGCCTTGTATAATTGGCGTTTGTTCAATCTTTTAGCTTTTACTCTTATATGGGGTAGAATAGATAATAAAAGTCTCTTATACTCAATCCTCAAGGCTCTGGAGTGTTAAACATCATAAGTTTAATGTTTATATGGACTTATGGAAAGTTACACATCAGTTCCACGCCCATATTATCCGCTAAGTATATTGATTATATGCACTTATGGAAAGTTACACAAGTTACACATTACACAAGCCCCTTTCTGATCCCTGCTCTCTCTTTATCTTTATATATATTTTTTTTTATATATAGTCAAAAAGAACAATGAGGAAAGGGAAGGCTCCCGTGTAACGTGGAATTTGTGTAATTCTACATAAGTCTATATGTTTAAATGACTTAGAGCAATTTTAGCCCGTGGAACTCTTGTGTAACTTTACATAAGTTGTTATGTTTAAAGGACTTAGAAGGTTTAATCATACGTTCAATATATCCCCAAAATAAAAGTGCGTTAGGAATGAAAAAGTAAGCATAACCCATATAAATAAACAACTTACAACAAAAAATAGACTTGACTAGCTCATTTTCATATGGTATACTTACATAAGTTGTTATATTTATTGAACTTACAACCCTTAAACACATGAGACTATATATAACAGGGTATATATTCAAG